GCATCTGTTGGAGTGGTATCGATCAGATACCTATCGCCCTCTGCAGGCGCACCCGGGGGCGTATTCAGAATATCGAGAACGGGCTGTTGCCATCCAGCGAAATCCCGGCCTACTACTTTATGGATTGTCATTTATTTTCCTCATCTGCCTTTGCTATAACCTCATCAGATGCCGCTACATACGAATGTGTGCAGTTTGGATGTAGAAAATTATCATCTTTTGCTTCTTGTAATGTGGGATATCCTTTTGTTTTACCCGTCAAACTGACTACTCTACCATCCCATCTCTGGCAGGCTTTGCATGTCTTCTCAGAAGAGCCGCCTACGATCTCAACCAGATCGATATCATATTCAAGAAGCCGGTTCTTGGTTCCGGTTAGCATGGTCTCGCGCGTACTTGTGCGGGCGACCATTTCAGAATAGGTCTCCATGTCCCAATTTCGACCCGCTGCATCCTTGAAGCCGGTAATTCCCTTATCAGCCAAATTGGACCGGATATTCTGCGCTGTTTGCTTCCAGGTCTCGTAGCCACTCACATCCCCAGTCAGGTTCTCCAGGGCTACAGATCGGTAGATATCGGCCACTGATCGCCCTACGACCTGATCAACCTGCTCGAATCTGCCGTAAACATTGTCTGCAAGGATCTTCATAGCCTGCTGATGGATCTCTCCGTTCCCGGCTATGGCAGTGAGCCCGGTTCCCTCCATCCCGGCTTCGTAGGCTGTGGGAATGGCGGCATCGCACCATTCTCGAGCACCTGAAAGAAGGCTCTTGCGAATCTGCCTGACCCGGACAATCATCGCATCCAGATTACGGGTGCTGTTGCCCTTCAACAAGGCTTTGTTAGTGGCCGCCAGGATATCTTTTTCAGCCTTGGCGTAAAGCTTAATGAGCCTTTCCGCTTCGGCATCAGTTAGAGTCATAGCATCGGCGCACTCGGATCTATGTATTTGAGAAGCATATCATAAGCATCCTTGGACATAAGCCCCTCGTATTGATTTTTTGCGTTAGGTGCGTAGGTCTCAGATGCCCCAGAGATACTTTGGTTTGCTACGCCCTCTTGTATATTCTGAAGTCGTTGGCTGTTGATTCTGCGATAGATCCCTAGAGCCTCTTCACCGCAGGCATTGATCACGACTTGCGGAACATCCGCCGATTCATAGACATAACCAAGCTGGTCAATCAATATAAGAGAACCGAAATAGGGAGACGGTAAACCCTGAGATACATATTTGCGAGGGAATTGAAGGGATTGGGTCTCTAAGAGCTTATGGCCACTGAGAGGTAGCGCATCAATGGCTTTAGTGGCTCTCTGGCAGTACCACCCTTGGACAGCGGCAGATAACGCTACCATCGCTACGGCTTCCGTCCTGGGATCGTTCGCCAAATATGTCTCTAAGATAGCATCTGTTAGGACATAAGAAGCCGTGAATGTGGTATCTGGCATTTTATTATTCTCCTCATTATCGAAAAAGTTTAATTTAAGTTGCGGCGGTGGTTATCAGTTTTCCTGTCGAATCGACTAATACAGGAGTGATAGTCCCACCTGCTTGAGTCCCACAAAGAACCACCTGCAGCCGCTTGGTGGTAGTTCCATTAGCAGCCGCATAAAGGCTCTCTATGATCTCTGTGATCCTAGCGAGACTCATTCTTTCTTCTCCTTTGCGGGTTTCTTCGGAACTTCGACAACCTGTTCAACGACCTGGGCGCTTCCTCGTCTGACAAGAAGGTCTGCTTCATCTTCAGACACCGTATACTTTCTCCCAGGGATCAGGACAAGCTGTTCTCTCCTGATTATGAGAACTTCCTTCATGAGATGACCATCCAGACCTTTGTAACCGCACCGCCCGGGGCCGAAGAGGTATCGATGGTATTCAGGCTTAGGACCGTGCTTGAGACCGTCACGGCGGGTGCGGTACCCTCCCTTGTGCCATCCAGAGCACAGAACAGAACCGTATTGGTGGTCAACTTCTCATTCAGGCCCAGGAGATCGCCCGTTCCTAATAGGAACTGCGCTGTAGCGCCTGCGCAAGTACCGTCTACCTGAGTGATTGTCTTGAATGCTTTGGCGCTGGCTTTTGCTCCGGATTCTCCTGCCCAGGTCAGATTCTCGGTGATTGATGCACCGGATATATCGGTTCCTGTCAACTTCACTGATCCGGTGGTGCTCCTATTCATAGTGGCTATGATATTCCGGCATACATCAGGCTGCGCCACGAAGAACGAACTTCCAACGCCACTAGAACGCATCAAGAAGTGAGTAGTAGAATTGAATGAGTTCTTGGATGCTACCTTGATCTGGCTCGTATCAGTGCTCTCCGCAACAGCTATCGTCTGGACGGAGATCTGACCCCAGCCGTTCACTGTTGCGCCGGAGTCGGTCGGTGTGGTTGTAGCGTAGAACATCGGAGCCACTACCGGACCCTTAAACGTGTCGCCCCCATAGTGTCCTGCATTGAACGTACCTATTGGTGTTGACGCTCCTGCAATCCCCACAAAAATGGAGAGCAGGATAACTAAGTATCCTAGTCTCATAGCGCCTCAGCTCACTCCGAGGCCGTAGATCTGCCCATGATAGGCTTCATGTCCGTAGTCAATCCCGGCCTGACCGTAGATCATGCCACCATATCCAGCTCCGGCCTGAGCTTTGGGCTCATAGAAGAGCGGTCCCTTGAAACCGCCGTTAACCTCATCCTGGACAAGCAGGAAGACCGGGAAGCATTTGGCCATGTCGATCACTTCAATGACAGTAGTGGCCAACTGAGGCTCAAATACTACCGGCAGCCTGAAGAAGTCGGTCTCGATGACCTGTACATTTACACCACCCAGGCCCGCGCCCGTGGCGGCAACAGGAGACCAACCATAGATCTCAGATATCTTTCTTTTCTGCCATGCACCGCAGAACAGAACGGGATTTTCAGGGATACCGTTATGCTCGACCATGCTCTTGACCAGGTCGTCTACCATAAGCTTGCTCAGTGCGGTCGATGCATATCCGGCAGCGGCATTGATCTTGTTGGTGGTTGTGGCAGTGACCACGCCTGTCGTCTTCCAGGAGACACTTGTAGAGGTGCCCTTCTGACCGGTGCCTCTCAAGAAGGTATAGTCCATCTGGAGAGCGATCTGCTTGAGATGCTTTGCTATCTGATCAGCAAGCTTGTTTTGGACCGGGTTGGTGCCTTCCAGGACTGCCAGGCCGGTTGTGGTAGACCTATCAGAGGCGGCCATGTAGGACATACCTATAGCTCGCTGGAATGGCTGGACGTAGTTGGTTGCCTGAGTAGGCACATAGGTCTCGGCAGTCTGCCCGGCGAGGCTCTGGGCCTCGGTGATGTCCGGCTGATCGGCGGCCTCCAGTTCCCAGGCCTGCCCAAGGGTGAACTCGAACGAAGGGGCTTTCTTGCTTCGACCTCCGCCGAGTCCTCCGAGCATGTCTAAGAAAGGCGTGTCCTTTTTGTTGATCTGGAAAACTACGCCATCGTAGTTAGGCAGATTGTATAGAGTTGTGGCGGCTCCCACGTTAGATGTCATTTTTTAAGTCACCTTCATTCATTTACATTTTAAATTTGCTGTTGCGGAGCTTGATGGACTGTTGCCAGTCGCCATTTTTCTCCGCTTCGGCGATCTGCGCATCTATATCAGGACCGTTACCTTTGTCGCCAATGGTGGTAGAAGTGCCGAGTCCTTCTCTTGCCGGAAATATCTTCTTGAATCGCGCCAAATGCGCGGGGATGTCCTCTTCAGAGCCCGGCATCAGCTCTAAGAGGTCTGTAAGAGTCACATCTTTAGGAAGAGCAAGTTTAGCGGCTTCAAGAGCCTCGCGTTTCACGATCTTTAGGTTCAAGCCCTCAAACTTGGACTTGAACTCATCGCGCTCTTTGGCGAGGTTGCCCATTTCGAGCTTGACCTTTTCAGGATCGGGCAAGGACTTCTTGCGTTCGGTTTCGAGTTCGAGTCGAAGAGCATCCATTTCTTTGGAATGCTTCTTGACGACCTTGCCAACCTCCGCTTTGATCTGCTCTGTTAGCTGATCCTTGCTATACTTCTCTTCCTTGGTTTGGTCCGCGTCTTTAGAGCCAGCGGTTTGGCTCGTCCCATCATTTTGGGTAGTTTCATCTGTCATAAGAAATCCTCAATTGCGGAGAGTACCGCATCACTGCGATAAGAAAAATTATAATCAGAATCCTTGAACTATGCTGGGTGCTGATGATTTCATGTCGTCAACCATCGCTTGAGCTTCTTCTTCAGATTTGCCGTATTCGATTGCAGCGGCTTTAGGAGATAGAATACCAGTAGTGACCAAATATCCCAATCTTTGCGCTTCTTCCATCGGGATCTTAGGCAACCCATCCTGCCAGGTGATATTCAGCCCTTTGAAATCCTTGCTCGCCAGCTTCGCGGCCACCAGGAGGGCCTTCTTCGCGCTCGCGTCTAGCTCTTCCCTGATCCGGGCACATTTGGCTATTAAGGGTGTCATAGCCAGTCTCCAGGCAACCCCGGAAGCATAGCCTCCCTGGGTATTGACAGCAAGAGAGGTGGGTGGAAGTTCTGCCACTATGAATAGCTTCTCTTCCAGCGCCAGGGTCTCGATCCGGCCTTCTGTAAGATGCCCATCCCATGTGACAGCCTGTGGAATGAATGGCGTTACTCCTGCGTCGAAGTTGACTCCTTTGTACTCCCCGGGCCGGAATACCGATTTTCCGGTCACAGGATCATAGGTCTGGAGGTTTCGGGGCCCTACCAGAGTAGGACGGCTGAAGACATCCAGAACATTATTCGCCAGTGAATAGCGAATGGTGATCTTTTCCAGGATGCTTCTGAAATCTTTTCCATAAGAAGAGATGCCATAAAGTTCGCCTGACATCCTCTGATTATGGGATGTGATAACAAGAAATTCGCCGGTGGGGTTTGGCTCGATTTCTTTGAGTCCTGGATGGAAGACTGCCAGATCTTGCAGATCGCCTATGGTGCTACTATCGCCCATAACCGATTTATTTAGGAAGTAAACCCGGTGCTCGATGGTCTTTTTGCTGTGGATTTCGACTTCTAGATAGCACTTCTCTTGAACCTCGAACTTGAAAGCAAGTACATGATACTCAATCTGTCTGGTTCCTCTTTTTACGACAGGATACCAATGTTCCGGTTCAATGCTCTCGATACGGATTTGCTTATCTTCGTCTATGAATATCTTTTGGACCGCATCACCGAAGGCGTCTAAGTCGCATATCTGCTCCCCAATAATCCGGCGATAATCCAGATCTGATATGAAGGTCTTCAGGTCTTCGTCCTGTGAATTAGATTCAGAATTGACTTTGGGAAGAGTGAATAAGGGAGGCTCGCCTAAGATGGTGTCTTTGGCTTTCTTGGTGACAAGCCAAGGAAAACCTATGTAGAAGTCCTGGGCTTCTGTGGTGCCCTGGCGGAGATACTTTGCCAGATCCGGCCAGACTTTTGCAGGTTCGCCTTCTCGGAGGGCTTCACATACCTCGTATGTATCATGCCTTTCTTTCTCTTCCTTTGGCGGCCAGGGCTGCTTAGGCTCCAGGAAGGAAAGGTTGGTGAGTGTCACTGTAGATCAATCCTAAAATTACGACAATTGGCAGAATTGTTTTTCTGCAAGTTTTCGAGACAGGCAAAGCACATGAAAAGGTTTTCAAATACCAGATTGCGCTGGAACTGCGTTGGAGCAAGTTCTATTCTAGTCACCTGCATGTAATTCGCTGGGCCGGATTCAGAAGGCTCGAATTCCTTGCCGCAAAAGTCGCAGATGCCTTTCATAGATCGTAGTCCTTCAAGATTCTGTTCCAGCCATAGCGCAATGCGTCTGGGCCATCGTTGTTTAGTGCTAACGGTTTGTCTTCTCCTTTTTCTTTGGCCTTATCATCGAAAAGGTAGCTCATCATTTCCTTGATGAGTCTGGTACAGGCTCGATAGATTACCAAAGCATGACTGAAAAGGCCAGATGCTAGGAATTGAACTTCTTTCATGACATCTAGCTTTTGCGCTTCTCTGATATCAAGAGTCGGGTACTTTTCTCGCATTTCTTTTATAAGGGACTTGCCACCGCCACCAGGATCAATATCGACATACTCAGGAACTATACCGCCGTTATACTGCATTATTTCGCGGTCGAATTCTTCGACATACTCGGAATTGGTTTTATCCTTTGTATAATATTCTTTTATTGTGACCCATTTCTTTAGCGAGGGACTATAACCATTCAGTAAAAAGACAGTTGGGTGTTGGACTCCGAAGTCTCCGGATGCCGTATAATGTGTGAAATCTTTTGGTAGTTCATCGATTATATAGCCGTCTTTCGATCCTTGCGTCAGGAAGCGATAAACCCGGCCTTCTGCGGCAACCCATAGGCCCAAGATGAACCGAAGATAATAGACCGTGCCCGGTGGGTTCTCTCTGATCAGATCGGCTTTGTATTCTTCAGGAAGTGCAGGATTATCATCTAAAATAAAGTGCCAAAGAGTCATCGAGAGTTCTTTCACTCTCTCGATGTAATCGACGTTGAGATAATGAAGCGGTTGATCCGGGTTTGTGGTCAAGAATGCTGCCGCGCCAGGCCGGGAAAGCCTGGTCAAGATCATCTTGAAGACGACTTTTGCCCATGTGGTTACTTCATCACCATACACATCGACTAATGTCGGTCCTCTGAATTTCTTCTCTTGTCCGACATCGTTTGCCCCTCGGAGAAAGACCTTCTTTCCGAAGATGAAGCAATGCCGCCATCCAGAAGTATGGCGAACTGCCGCAGGTAATAGATCTTTCAGAGGTTCAATGCAGTTTAGTTCCAAGGTCTCTGAGGTATTCCCTACCATCATCCTTCGCCCCGAAGGACCATGAAGGCAACGCCAGAGCCATTTTATGAGGCTCATGACGGTCTTGGAGCTTCTGACTGATCCATACCAGAGATTGAGCCTTTTGGTAGACTCCAGTATGCTTTTAGCCTGTTTGCCTCTTGGTAGGAAGAGATCGCCTTCCTCAATCGAAGGTGTCAAGCCTCGCGCCATCTTTCGAAGGCAGCCAAATATCAGCCCCTGGTCTTTGTCTTCTTCTGCTTTTTGGAAAACTGGATAAAGAGAATGGTCTTTCGAGAATTCGCCCGATTCGATTGCAGCGAAGAAGCAATCTAGCAGATCCTCTGGCGATATCTCGATAATGCCAGTTGAAAAAGTTGCTATAATAGCAGGTCGCGAGGCGGCTTTCTTGATCTTCTTGAATTGCTGCCTAAGAGCATAGACATTCATTTCTCGTCCAGCTTCTCTTTCAGTGCATCCAGCTCTTCCCGGAGTTTCTTGTAATCATCAGTTTCCATTTGGGTTTTATAGGCCATGATCCAAGTATTTAGCAAGTTGGTGATCTTGCTAAGTTCGGAAACTTCTTTGTTTTCTTCCCTGAGTCGGTTGATAAGGGTTTGAACATAAGACATTATATCAGAAGGCCGCTTGACTTTTATATATTTGGGCCGCTTTCTGGTAGCGTCCTCGCCTTCTCCTAACGTCTCTTTTGAGCTTACCTCCGGGGGGGTCGATTTCTTTGCCACATAGAATCAATCCTTTTGTAATTAGAACAGGTTTCAAAGAGGGAACTTTGAAGAGTCCCGGGCCCGCTGTCTCATCATAGATGAGTAGGAAGCCCTCTTTTCGCATTGAAGCGATGAGGGCGGCGTAGTATCCATCCTAGCCAATTAAGGACAGAATAGTAAACTACCAGGGGCTAAAGCACCCTGGCTTTCTGTAGCCCTGAAAGGACTACCTTGATACTTGGTAGCCCTTCCGAGCCTCCAGGCCGGTCTACATAGCGGCCCAAGAAAGCAATGTTCTTTGCACCATTTAAATCAGCATCACCAGACCAGGAACACGAAGGACACTTGAAACTCTTTCCGTTCCTAATTCCATGTTCACCGCACACATGGCAAGTCTGACTTGTGTGGGCAGGATCGACCAGAACAAGGGGAATACCAACAGCAAGAGCCTTATAAGTCAAGAACTCTTTGAGCTGATAGAAAGCCCAGCCATTGACTCTTCGTCTTTGGTTCTTTCCGGCTTTTCGGTTGACGCCTTCTCTAATGCCTGTCAGGTCTTCCAAAGCAATTTTAGCAGGGATCTCTTGTGCTCTGGTCACTATGGCTTTGCTGATTTCGTGGTTGATCTGTTTTTGATATCTGCTCTCCTTGCCTGATAGTCGTTGCAAAAGTTCTCGGCACCTTCGTCTGGAACTTCTTGTACCTTTCGTGGCTTTCTGTTGGAGAACAGCACGCATAGAAGCATAATGGTTCTTGATTAGCTTGATGGGCTTTCCGCCGAACTTCTGACCTTCAGAGGTAACGGCTATGTCAGTTATACCAAGATCCACTCCAAGAATGGTGTCTACATGGATCTGCTCAGGTGCCTCGCTCTTGACCTGAATATTGATGTAGTACTCAGATCCTTTCTTGCAGAGTGTAGCACTTGTGGGCTTAGAGTCTCTAAGTCGGTCTCTTTGGAAGTCTCCTAGAACCAGTTTGATTCTCTGCCTGGACCTGAGAAGAGTCACACTAACCTCTTCGTCCATCTCTCGGAAGGCAAAGATCCTAGCATCATAATCTATGCTGGTGGGCTCAAAGCTCTTAACTGAAGAATGGTTTTGAATAGCAGTCTTCCTATTGGCGGCTACACGATTTATTGCTCTAATCGTCAGGTTTGCAGAAAGACCGAACTTAGTTCGGACATCTTGGTAGACAAGCCCCTGGATACGAACTTTGTTTGTGTGCTTCGCTGGTGTGTTTTGATTAATCCAGTTGCAAGCATCAGCAAAGGCTTTGAGGGTCTCATCTATCTCTTCGGCCTGGGAGTCCGTTGGACTCAGCTTGCATTGAACGGTTAACACCTGCTCAGTCATTAGTAGGTAGTATAGTCACTTAGTGATATAAAGGTTGTGGTGGGAAGTGTACGGCATTCCTCCCAGGGATAAATCCCTGGGCTTCCTGCCTGTTATCTTCGTGAAGCAAGGCGACTACGATCTGCGCCCGGTTTACCGTTGGCCGTTTCGCGCCTTGCTATACATTTTTATCAACTCTTAAGCATAACCTAAGAGTTCGATTCTTCGGTTCGCAACCCTATCCCGTAGGAATCATGCAACGGCGAACTGTGTATCACATGATTGGTAAGTGGAGGATGCCCGGCACAATGGCGCACCGGGCGAAGTTCTGACATATTGGCCTTGCTAGCTTCCTGCAAGAGTGGGTGAATGCGCCTCAATTCGGGATTCCCTCTTATCACAGGCGATCTTTCTGAATGGAGCACTTCGAGCCACTAAGACGACCTCATGATTTCTATTATATTAGGAAAATGTATGTTAGATGAATTACTTGCTTCTGGAACTCTTACCGGGCCTGCTACCAGAAGGGGTCTTTCGCTTGGCTTTAGATCCTGGTACTCTGGTTTCGGCATTGTCGTCCTCTAACTGCCCATTCATCCAGGCTTTCCATTCTTTGTGACGGATATGTACCGGGAGGGTGTCTCTGAAAACCGGGGATTCGCCCACCATCAGGCCACATCTCGGACATCTTCTATTATTGGTATGATCAGAATGTATCGGTTTTTCGCATTGAGGGCAAAGGTAATCTATGGTGCTTTTGGTTATCCCGGATATGCCTTCCCAGTAGACCACTTTCCAACATGCGCGTCTGTGTTTTGGTGAAAACATTGTTGTAGATAAAATAGATGGCTCATGCCACTCGTCACAGGCAAGGGCCTTTTCGGCTAATGGCTCTGACACTAACATTTTATCCCTCCTGATGTATTTATCTTTTCAGATCCTAAAATGGTCGTCTTTTTCCATCCAAAATGACAGATTTTGATATGCGTGAGTGCATTTCGGTTTTTTTGTTCCCGTTCTAATGGGATCTGTATGACCAATTGCAACTCACGCATATCATTCAATGCTCGCCTTAGATTGGATTCTGGCATCTCCAGCTTCTCCGCAAGCCGGGGAAGAGGGATAGGTTCTGCACTCATCTTCTCCAGAATACGAATCATGAGGCGATGTGTTGTGCTACGTGCTGTTTTCATTATTGCCCCCCGCTTACTTGCTTTCACCAATCAACGCAATTAGGAGAAACGTCCGCTTCAGTTTCGTATCTTTTGTCCGATGCGATTCTAAAAGAACGTCTATTGTAGACCATTCAGGCATAGAGATACTTCCTATCATGCTTCCGTCCCCGCCTTTCTTGTCTTTCCATATTCTGTGAGCATACTTTGTAGCGTTTTCGTATCCTTCTGCTTTCGCATCTTCGTCAGATATGGAAAGCAACCTCTCCTGGTAGACCTCCAGGATCTCCAGCTTTGCGAAGAACTCCTTGGAAATCATCTTTGTCTTGGCCAGGTGGATCGCCCCTATCTTGGCTCTCGGCTTCTTCCAGATTCGCCGGGTTTGCGTCTTGGTGCCTGCCAAAATTGGGGCAACGTGCTCTTCTTTGAAGAGAATCATTCCTTCTTTCCCTCCAGCTTCTCGACCTGCTTTGCCCACTTCACGCCTTCCTTTGCGCAGAGGGCCAGATCGCCGTGGATGCGAGCCTGTGCACTCACCAGAGCGTTGCCCTTCCATCGATAATACTCCAGGTGGTTACGGGCCTCCTGGAGTTCATCGGCCTTTGATCGAGGGAACGTGGTCATCCTAGCGCCCCTGCCGCAGATCTGCAAGTGCTCTTGTGAGATCCATGCTCGCTCGTCTGGCTGCTCCGGATGCCTTTCCAGATTCAACAAAATCCCATTTCGAGAACTGTGATTTATTCTCGGTCTTGCGAATCGGTACTGCTTCAGCCAACTTAACGAATCTCTTGGCTTCTGCAATGCATTTCTTCATGGTCTTGGCTTCCATCCTAGAGCACCGCCTTCATTGGATAGAACAACCCGTCATCCTTCTGTTTTGCTGGCTCACAGTCTATCAGATTGCAGTCTCCGCATGTTGCTATGTCATCAAGGCCGCATCCACAAGCATCTTCGCCCAGCTGGCCGTTCCATAGGCCGTCTGCGCCCATATCCTTCAGTGCATTTTTCAATAGGTCCATAGCGTTCATGAATCCTCCATCCAGAAAAGAAGGGCTAATGCCCTCCCTGCTCGGCTGCGCTCGGTACCTGCTCCAGCCCTTTCTTCTGCTCTTCCAGCCAGGCTACGCCCGGAAGTCTCGCTCTCTATCTGCCTCGGAGACCCGGATAGGCTCAGGACGGGGCTGCGATGGCTTCTGGATGAGCTTCATGAAGTACTTCCTCTTCATACCCGTTCCAGACACGTTCACTCTGAAGATCGACCCGGCTATGTTCGGGCCTATGCCTTCCCTCACGCTGATAGCCTTGAGCTGCTGCATGAGCTGCTTAGAGGTGACTGTCCACTCTTTGATGTCCGGGCTGTCGTCTACCAGGACGGACATCTTCAGGCCGTCATTGACCTTGATACTACCGTCTTCTTGCTTGAACTCGATCTTTCCGCCTATCGGATTGGTTACGATCTTGAGCATCTTCTCGTCACCGTCTTCAAACTTCACATAGTCGCCTGTCGTGGATTCGTCTACAAAGTCAAACCATGTCTTTTGTGGTGCTGTTGCCATATCAGTTGCCATATTCTTTTCATCTCCATCTCATTCTATTCTGGTTCTGTTTCGTGTCGCTTCCCGGGCCGCTTGACCCTGGAAGTTTCGACCGATTATTTCCAGATTATCTTAGAGATTCGCTTATTCCACTTATTCGGAATTTGGGTATTGATAACGTCTCGGATCTCTATAGGCGTCAAATGTCGATTGCATGTAGCTATCTCAGGAGCAGATAGCGAATCATGTTCTCGTTCTTTGCTGTCCAGAGAGATGAGATTGGAAGTCAGATAGTCTATCCTGGCTCTTGCTTCTGCCTCTATCGATTCTGCCTTTGAATCCTGTTGGATTGATTTCGCCTGGATCATCTTGCTCTCCGCCCGGAAAATTAGTTAAAATTAACTATTAACTATTTCCAGGTAGTTTAGTGTAGATACTTATTTATTTATATATTATTCAATATCTTACTCTTACTCATACTAATACAATACATAAACATACATCTTTTCTGTCAGATTTGGCAGAAAGTAGTTGCCTTATAGTTAGAAGGCTGAAATAGTTAATAGTTAATTTTAACTAATTTTCTCCTCCCATCCAAGGGGTTTTTCTTCTCTTCTATGAAACTCTTGGACACCCTCAATAATTGCGAAAACTGTACCTTGTTCAAACCCATCTTGTGGCGAATGTCCTCCGCAGGTACAAACTTCCCGTTCTGTGCAGACAAAAGCGCCCTAAGTATATCCGTTTGGTCGCGTTGCTTTGGGCGTGGTGTCTCAGGCAAAGACATGATATCTTCCAGCGAGCTTAAACGCTCTTTCGTTCGCGTCTGGAATGCTGAAAGGGCTTCATGTAGTGGTGCGTGGAATTCTGGCAAATCTGATCGTATCGTCGCTATGCTCGCTGCCAGAACGTCCATATCGGACCTCATCTGCCTAAACTCCTCATGGAGCTTTTTGATTTCCTCATAGAGATCCTCTCCCACCATTAAGCGACCCTCCACCAATGCAATATTCGCCCCTTCTTGTTAGGAGTCCACTGGCAGTCTATAACGCGCCATCTTCTGAGCGCTCGGAGAGCCATCCCGATATCAGTAATGCAATGATCCGGGAAGAATTGCTCTTGCATCTGGCGAACCGTTATGGAGCCATCTTTTCCATAGGGCAACTTCTCCAAGAGTTCATCCTTGAATTGCGGTGAAAAGATGATAGTGGCACTCATGCGCTATTTCCTCCGCATGGCCATCTTCTTCTCGCGTGCTGCGAGGATGTCCTGCTCTCGTTTCCATTTTCCCAGGTCGGTTTTGGGCGTCGGATCTCTAGCAGGTCCAAGGGCAACGCTGGATAGTCGCAAGCATTTAGGGCACTGATACCAACGTCTTTCCTTCCGGTAATGGTCGGCCTGCTCAATG